CCTTGCAACACGCCAACGTCGGTGGCTTCCCAAACGCCTGTGCCAATCGTGCCAAGGGTCGTGATGCTGGTTTGCCCTGGGTAAGTGTCCGAAATTTTTAGGCCGCTGGCGCTGGCGTCCAACGTCGTGCCGTTCAGCTTGACCGAAAACGCGTTCGATATAAGTTGCAGCCCGTTACCCGCCGTGTACGTCCCCGCGCCCGAAAACTGCGTCCAGGGCATATTGGTCACGCCAATGGTGCCGGTCGATCCCGCCGTGGTCACCCAGCCGGTGGCCGATAGCGTTGCGCCGTCCTCGATAAACGTAAACGCGCCAGGCACTTCGGCCCAATTATTCATGTCGGCGGTGCGCGTCCATCCGCTGGCGCTGGCTGCATAAATGCCGTTTTCAGCCTGGGCAGTTTGGTTTTTAACCAGGATGCGGTCGCCCGCGGTCAGCGTGGCAGCCCAATCGCCACCAGCCTGGACAGCCAGGCCGGACAATGTAATGTTGTTTGTGGTCGCGTAAACGCATGATGCTTTCACGTCCAAACCCTGGGCGACGGAATCGACATAGGCTTTGTTGGCAATGTCGGCGTCGGCCGAAGGCGTGGTGGTCACCTGGCCGGTGACGGCGTAAATACTGGTGAAGTAACCGGCTGCTGGCGCGGTTCCACCAATGACGGACGAATCAATCGTGCTGTCGGTGATGGTCAAACCCGATTGAATCGGATTGATTGGGGCAAAAAACAAACTGCCAGCGGGGCCGACAAACGAAATTAATTCAAACGTCGGTTCAGGTTTAAAAAGCCCCTGAACCGGTTTGATGTTCGTCGTGTTCGTAACAGCGGCGCTGTTCGACATGGCGCCCCCTTAATCTGCTTGGCAGGGGGTAATGTAAAGTGTGTTTGTGCCGCTGCTAATCCCTTTGATGTAGAACGGGCCTTTAGGGGCTGCGATCACAATGGGAAAATTCATGCTGCCAGGTAACACGAAGGAACCGGAATTGCCGGTGCTGGCAATTGTCGGCGTCACCAGGTTGGCCGATTCGGGCGCCATCGTGACGGCCGCTTTATCGGTTCCGGTGTTCAAAAGAATCACGTAGTTCGTTTGATCGTTGGTCGAAGGCGTAATCAGCAAAGCCGCTGACGCCGATGAAGTTAAATCAAGCGCATAAGTTGGCCCGCTTGGCCGGATGGCTGATAAATTGACCATTTTCTACCCTTTCCCGTGTTTTCAAAATTATAGTGCTTACCATAGAAAAAAAGCCACCCTTTTTGGGGGCGGCCCTTTTTCATTTCATACCCGATTAAGGCAAGAACGTTAGGTCGTAACCGTAAATAAACACATCGGCGGTGGCCGCTGCGCCCTGGGCGGTAGTGTTTCGAATATACAAGGGTGTGCCTGTAATCGAATCGGTTGACGTTGCAGCGGTCACAACCACTTTGGCGCTGGTGCTGTTGCCGGTCAACGCGTAAGCCGACTTGACAGCCGTGCCGGTGGCGCCTGGGCCGGTGTAAACAGCAAGTTGCGCGGTTGTCAGGTCAACGCTTGCGTTGGCAACAATGATGCTTTGAACGCTGACGTCACCAGCCACCAAAATGGGGGCAATGGTATCGGCGACAGAATTCAAGTTAACCCCTTGGGCCGACGCAATCAGGCGCAAAGCCTGGTTGGTTGCCAAATTGGTTGGGGTGTTCGTTTGGGTTGATGCTGGCCCTGGATTGCTCATGATTTTTTCCTTAAATAAGTTTAATGAAGGGTGGCCGAAGCCACCCCCGTTTCTTTAGGCTGCGACGCGGCAACCAAGTTCAGGATACAAAGGCGCCCAACCATACAACACGTCCAAACGGGTTGGAATGCTGTCGTTGTTGATCGTGTATTGACGAACAACACGGATGGACAAGCCCAAATCCTTGTCGCTTGCGCGGCCAGCGAAGTGAACCCCGTCGGGCAATTCGAGATCGGCCGTGGCCAGGGTCGCAAAATTCTTGTGGAAGACCAAGTTTTGCGGGCTGACTGTGCCGGTGTTGTTGAACGGAGTCACAACAGCGGTTCCGCTGGTGCTGGTCACGGTCACGTTTTGGAATTGGCCGCCGGTGATGATCGCGGGCGATACAGTCACGGCCGTGCCGCCACCAGTTGCCACGGCGGTGGTTGACTGCACAACGAAGTTGCGAAGTTTGCCGGAACCGTAGGCAGCGCGGTTTTGTGGGTTGACAGCGAACACGCCAGCGATTTGGATAACGTCGCCCTGGTTCAAGGTCAATGCGGCCGATGCAACAAGTTGCAAAGTACCAAATTGCGCCCAACCGGTGGCAATGCCAAACGAAGTGGTGTTGGTGGCCACGGACAAGGTTTTGCCGCTGTAAGAACCAAAGGTTTGGTTCACAACGTTTTGATCCATGTACCAGTTCATACCAGCGGAATCGCGGCCCATCATGCCTTTGGTGTATTGCTTGCCGATCACGTCGGAAGGAACAAACAAACCTTTCAGGCTGTCAACGATGGTTGCGGAAGTGAAGGGTTCCACCACGCATGAACGGCGGCCGTCACGGGGTGCGCCTTCGCTGTCCAGGTATGCACCGGCAGTCAGGTATGTAATCAAGCCAGTTGGGGGCGTACCAGCGGTTCCAACAATGTTGGCCACGTTGTTTTTCGCCATTGTCAGGCCGTCCAAGTCCATTTTGTTGGCGATGGCGGCAACAGCGGGTTTCAACACGCGGTCGCTGAACATATCCAATGACAACGCCAAATCTTGGGTCGTAAATTGGGTGTCGACGTGAAACTGAGTACTTAAGGTTACAGGTACGCTCGTTTCGTTGAAATCTTCAACGTTCAAAGCGGGGCCAGTAGTACCGATGAAACGGCCAGGACGACGGACGTTCAAGGTGTTACCGATTTTGGCGCCGGTGACAGCAAATTGGTCGTCGTATTCGCGGGTGACGTTATTTGTGAACGTCAATTCGTTTTCTAAAACCATCAACGCTTCGTTGGTGATTTTCGAAATCGTCAGTAAGTTATTTCCAGACATTTTGTTTTCCTAATTGAAAAGGGTTTAATTGTCAGCGAATCTGCCTGTTTTGGCGGGCCGCTTTCCATTGGGCAAATGTACCGTGGAAATTGCCGTCGGCATCCACGTTGTTGTCCGTTTTGGAAACGGCGCCGCGAATCGGGCTGATTGGCGCTGGCGCTTTTGATTTCACCGCGGTCGATTTCACATCGGGGGCGCTGGCTTTGGGGGCGGCTTTTTCAAACTGCACCTCAAGTCTGCCGATTTGTCGAAGGGCTTGAATGACTGAACCTTCGCCAAGTTTCCTGGCAAAGTCGGGATTTTCGGCCAAGTGATAAAGGATTTGAGGCCCCACATCACTATCCATGATCGCGTCGCGCACGGGGTCTGAAATAGACACATCGCTTGACTGAACCATGTCGTCGAAATCCGGCAATTCGCTTCGCGCTGTATTCACGCGGTCGGCCCAGGCTTTTTCAAATGTTTGCCTGGCTTCCGCGGCCTTGCGGTCTGCATCTTGCCTGTCCCGTTCCATCATCTTTTTATCAGCGGTATATTCGGCCAACGCTTTCGCGTATTCGAACATATCGTTGAATTCTTCAGGCTTGGGTTCCGGCCCAAAGTCGTCCTGGGCTTTCGCCTGGGGGTTGGCTTTGTTTTCCAGTTCCTTCAGCCTGGCTTCCAATGATTCCCTTGCTTCGCGTTCCCTTTGGGCTTCGGCTTTGGCGGCCTCGCGTTGCTTGGTTATCTCTGAAAAGCGCCTTTCGATCTTCGGGTTCGCCTTGCGTTCCTTTTGATCGTCTTCTACGGTCGCCTCATTCCCTTCCCCGTCTGAATCACTCTGATCGGCCTTGGTTTCCGGCTCGTCGGCAGCGTGGGTTTCCCCATCGGCTGCTGGCGCCACGGTGTCTTCCGGCTTCGCGTCAACTAATCCAAGTTTACGGGCGGTGAATTCCGCTAAATTGTCACTTGTCACCAGGTTACCGGCGACACGTTCTTGCACTTCGGACATACGTATCCCTACGAATCAACCCAATGAAAACCCATTGGTAGGCTTTGGTCAATTGTTAACCGAAATCATTTGTATTGTCAACTATTGCGGCATTCCCATTGGCGGCTGCATTCCAGGCGCCATTTGCGGCGGCTGTTGCGGCTGTTGCGGCCACTGGCGGCGGTGCGGCTATTCCACAAGCTGCAACGGGTATGAACGCGCTGTTGCCATACGCTAGAGCGACTTCAGCCGCTACGGCAAGCGGCGCAGTAACGCGCGCAACTGACAAAGGCACGCTTCAGCAACGTTTGGCACTAGCCGCTGATCCGGGTTCAATTGCTTTAGACGCTTCGCTTGGTGCTGGGATGCAAGCCGCTGGTAACGTGGTTAGAGCCGTTGCTAACAGGCGACCGCCTGCCAAAACTCCAAGGCAAAAGGCGGCGGTGGTTGTTCAAAACACAAGAGCCGCACCAGTGTCTGAGCAACAGGCCGCGCGCGGGACAATGCCGTTTGAGCAAGTTGGCCCCAAGGGTGTGACGCTTGCGCGCGTTGTTGCGTCTGTTCCCGGTGAGGGCCAAGAGATTGCAAACGCAGCCTTGCGCGGTCGCGCTCAAACCGCGCCTGCTCGTATGAATGCGGCGGTAAACGAAAACCTAGGCGATGGTCGTGCTTATTACAGCACGATTGACGATTTAATGACCAAGCGCAAAGCGGAAGCTGCGCCGCTTTACAAAGAGGCATATAAAGTCGGCATTTTCCCTGACGACTTTAACGCACAAATTGCGCCTATTTTGGACACGCCAGCAGGCAGGCAGGCAATGAAAAACGCCGTTGAAATTGCCAAAAACGAGCGTGTTCCAATTAACAATATTGGCATTACAATTGACGACAACGCCGGAACGGTCAAATTTGACACAATTCCAAACATGCAAACGCTTGATTATGTTCGGCGCGGCTTTGAAGATGTTCTTGACGGCTATCGCGACCCAACAACGCTAAGGCTAAATCTTGATAATGCAGGGCGCGCTGTTCTTGGTCTTAGCAATGACTTAAAAAACAGCCTTGTCACTATTAACCCAAAATACGGTGAAGCTTTGGACGCATGGTCTGGACCGTCAGGGGTCATGGATGCAATGAAGCTTGGCCGCAAAATGTCGGCAGGCCGCACTGATCCAGAAGTCTTTGGCGGTTCTGTTGGTCGCATGACAGATGCAGAACGTGAAGGAATGCGGATTGGTGTTGCGCGCACAGTTAGCGACCGCTTGCGCGGGCGCAATCCACAAAGCGAAATTCGCGGCATAACATCTGACCTAAACTATCAAGATCGATTGCGTGAAGCTTTTCCTAGTGAAAATGCTTTCTCTCGGTTTATGGACCAAGCTAACCCTGAGGCGACCTA